GTGTACATAATCATTTAACTCCACATTCAGACTCAACAATCTTAATCAACCGATGGATATAAGCCAACGGAAGCGCCTGAGACATTGCTCCTACTAGAATCTTTCTAGTGCGCTCACCTTGAAAGCGTTTAAGCATATGGCCACAAGCCCTACGAACCGCCGTGTTAGGCCTGTCAGTGTTAAGTTCACCAGCCAGCAAGCAAGTAAGCAGCATGGAGCGAAACTCTTCCGATTCGATGCGCTTCATTTCTGGTGTGTCAGCAGCGTAGGTTATTGGTAATGCAAGATTTACCACGTTGTATCTCCATCTATTTAACTATTACATACATAGTATAGTCACTATTCACACCATGCAAGCCATATCACCACTAAAATGCTAAAATAAATCATTCCACACAGGAGCAAGAAAGATGGACAAAACGAGAAATCCGGCTGAAATCGTAGCAAATGCAAAGCAGATGTTAGCCGTCAATGCGCAACAATACACGCGCGCGACATTGCCGGGCTGGTTACCGGGGCAGGACAGTAAGCACGACCGGTTATATAAAGTTTTCGGGTTGCCTGAACAGCTGACATTTCAAGCTAAGAAGAACCTGTATGACCGTAACGGCTTTGTGAAAGGCGCGATTGATAAACTGTGCGGTAAAGTGTGGCAGGATAACCCTGAGATTGTAGAAGGCAGCGGAGAAGAGGCGAAAGACCGCAAAGAAACGCCAACAGAGAAAGAATTCGCAGCATTCGCTAAGCGTACAAAGTTATGGCGATGTTTCTCTATGGCCGATAAGTACCGCATGGTTGGCAACTACTCAGCGCTTATCTTGCGCATTGCCGACGGAAAAGACTGGTCGCTTCCAGTTGATGGTTTAACGCCTGACAAGATTGTTGGATTTTATCCTGTGTGGGAAGACCAGCTGAAAGTATCCAGCACGGACGCTGACCGCATGAGCGACACCTACGGAGAGCCTTTACTTTGGACGTATCACGAACCGGTTATTCTAGATGACTCAATGAATACGCGCGTTAAGCCGGTAGACATCACCATTCACCGCGACCGTGTTTTTTATCTAGGTGATGTATTCACTGATGGATTGTCGTCTGAAGGCGGTAACAACATGCTGGCATCGGCATATAACTCTGCATTTGCATTATTCAAGCTAAACCAATCAGGAGCAGAAGGTTTTGCTAAAAACTCAATGCGACAGATTCACGCGAACTTTGATAAAGATGCAAAAATAAGAGAAATAGAAAGAGACTTGAAACTTAAGCCAGATGAAAGTCTAGCAGATTACTTTCAGGGAATGGGCGAGGACCTGAACAAATACTTAGATGCGTTCGTGGTCACGCAAGGCGTAGACATGACCGCACTGTCAGTGTCTATGCCAGCCATTGCAGAGTTCGCACAATGGAACATGAATGAATTCTGCGCGGCGCTTGGTGGTATTCCATCCACCGAGCTCACTGGTACACTAACTGGTGACAGAGCGAGCACTGAGAATGGCAAAGTAATGGCAATGCTGGCGGAAGGTCGGCGCAACCAAGTATTGAACAACGACATTCTGGATTTTGTCGCATTCCTGCAAGGCTTAGGCTGTTGGACAGGTAAAGAATTTGATATCTCTTGGCCTGACCTGCTGGTTCCGTCACCACTGGAAAAAGTGCAGCTTGCTGGAGCTATGGCTGATGCTAACAGTAAGTCGTTAACAGGTGCTGGATTGCTGTTTGATGCCAATGAGATGCGCGTAGCTGGCGGATATGAGCCGGATTCCGACACGGGTCTAAAAAAAGAAGTTGACGACCTAAGCGCTGAAATGGACAAAGAAGAGTAAAAATAAAGCCCCAAGGATGGGGCTAGTCTGCTATGAAGAATTTTGCAGTATCTGGATATAGTGAGCCACCTATATCTCGGAAATCATCAATTTCATGGTCTAGCGTTAGAATGTCGCCATTTTCTTTGATTAGTTTTGTTTCTGCGAAAAGATTGCCATTATATGTCCAAATAACAATAAACTGCCCGCTTGTTGGCATTTCTGAGACTTGTTTCATTCTTCCACCTTATATCCTGCTGATGTAATTGCGTCTTTGCACATATCTATCGAGTCATCAAAACCAACGTCATAATCTGGTTTATAAGCGCCAATTGGTACATACCTTTTGGGCAACTTAATCGCCTTCATGCTTTCGCGGGAGGCTTGCCAAGATTCAAACATCTTGTCTTTTATGCAAACAGTGGTAAATGGTTTTGCTTTACCGTGATTTTCATACCATTCATCAAACTCTTCTCTACATTTGTCCATCTTTAACTCCTTCTTCGTAACCTTTACACCAACTTGTAACAACTACCGCAGTTAAAGCCATCATAACGGCGCAGTAAATTAGGTAATATGTGATTGCTGTTGCTATCATTTGCAGCGCTCCAGTAGTTCGCCAATATTCTTTGCAATTTCATTTAGTGGTTTTTTTGGTCTGCCACCATCTGCTTTTCCAGTGTAATACCAATCTGTAAAATCTTTTGCGTCTTGAAGCGCATTAACAAGCTCATCGTGCATGTTGATGCGCTTTTCAGCTTCAACTAATTCCTCATTGCTATTGTTTATAGGTGACATATTTACATCAACAATAGTGCGAACGTTGCACCACCCAGTCATCGAGTTTATTGTAGCTATGCCAACACCCACTGGCGTCTTAATCATCATAACTCTCCATCTAAAAACCTGATTTAACTATTACACAAAAACCAACCGTCAACAAGTGATATAATGAAAAAAAGTTTTTAGGGCTACAAAATGGCAACCGTATCAATCAAAGACCCGACATTTCAGGCGGGTAGAATCGTAAAGTCTTATGGCGAGTTTAAGCGCCGACTCAACCGCATCAAGAAAGAAGTTACCGCCGTTTATGAGTCACTAAAGCCAATCGAGACAGCAAGCAATACGCGCTCATACTTTCTCAATGCAGAAAAAACCTACCTGTATGAAATCGACTTAAACGAAATTCTGCGACTGAATGACACTATCGATGCGCTGATAGAAAAAATCATGATGGATGATAATAATCAGCCGAAGGATAACTGGTTTTTTACTGGATACACTGAGGCGGCCTACGAGCAAGGCACAGGCTACGCTCAAGCATTCATTGGCCAACAGGCTGATAGTTATGCTCGGACATATCAAAACCTGCAACAGGTGTTGTTTAGCCAGCCATATCAACGGCGCATTGGTATTGTATCGGCCCGCACATTTAACGAAATGCGCGGATTTACTGATGATGTTACAAAGCAGGCGCGGTTTATTCTTGGTGAGACTATCGCGCGTGGTAAGTCGCCAAAGTGGGCTGTATCGCAATTAGCGGAAGCAATTGACGGCGACAAGAAACGCGCACTAAAGATAGCCCGCACAGAAATGGGCGTATCCTTCCGCTCTGCCGTGATGGATGAGTCGGCGCAGGCTGCAAGGCAGTTTGAGTTGAAGATGAAAATGTTATGGGTGAGTGCACTGATACCCGGCCGGACAAGAAAATCGCACGCTGAGCGGCATGGATTGCTATACACACAGAAAGAAGTTAATGACTTTTATGCAGTGAACGGGAACGCCATATTTTGTTTGTGCGCACAAGTGCCGACAGTAGTTAACGAAAAAGGCGAGGCACTAGCTAAAAACCTAATCGATAAAATGCAGAAGCAAGAGGAGGCGTGGATTGCTGCGGGTGGTGGAGTTAAGTGAAAAGGCCCGTATGGGCCTTATTTTATGCGGACATAATTCTGTTTTTCGCTATTTCAAAATACTTATCGTCCATCTCTACTCCGATGAATTTTCTGTTTAGGTTTTTTGCAGCTACGCCGGTAGTTCCTGAGCCCATGGTGAAATCGAGCACGCTTTCGCCTTCGTTGGTGTAGGTCTTTATGAGATCCTCAAGCAATGCAACTGGCTTTTGGGTTGGGTGGTGTCCTGTGTAGTCCTTGCGATACTCCAGCACGTTGCTTTTGTACTTCTGACCATGTGGAAGATTGAAGCGGCGAGCGAAGCGGCGATCAATCTCTACTAACTCACAATAAGGCATTGCATCAGCCACACCGTAAAACTCGATAAATTGCCTATAAGTCGATTCAGTGCATAAGCCAAACTGAGTAGAATCTGTGTATGCGAAGTGTTCAAAGCGCCTATGCCCAAAGTGCTCATTAATCAGTTTTAAGTTTGTTCCTGCCTTGTGCATCAGATTGCGCGAGTATTCTCGCAGCGGATGCTCGTTAAGCGTGTCGTACTTTTTGAAGAATACACACACGTCTTCGGTGTAATTAACGGGAGCTTTTTTAGCTATCAGCGCGTTGGCAAAGTGGTCTTTTTTCCATGTGTAGCGATAACTAAAAGGCAGGTTTCCATGCTGATTGGTCATCAGCTCTGCGGTATATGGGTCTTGACTGAATAGCACTAAAGCCCCATTTGTTCGCAATATGCGGTTGCACTGGTTGAGCATCTCGACTCTATCAATGACTATATCCCAGTCTGTCTTTGTGCCTCCCCATCCATCAAGACCTGCACCCCTTACAGTGCCATACGGTGGGTCAGTCAAAATCATATCAATCGATCCACTTTCAATCTCTTTCATACGCTCCAAGCAGTCGCCTTTCATCAACCACATGTTTTCTGTTTTAATGTCGCTCATTTCTTTTCTATCCTCGCAAACGTGAAAAAATATCCGTCATTGCATCGACCCCAGCTTGATTCCAGTACCACTGTTCAACCTGCTTGCCGCCGTGAATTGCTGTGCTCAATCTGAATTCTCCGTAAACGTCCGGTTTCTTCATGGCGTTACCATTTGCCACACGTCCAAGCATTGCCGCCGTAGTATCTAGCTGCTTTGCTAACTCAGTAGTGGTGTAAAATTTCTCCTCAATCCGTGGTAGCGGTATCACATCAAAGCCAGCGATAGGGTTTACAAGGTTAGCTGCCACCGTCTGACGTGATGCGCTACCAAGGTGTGGCAATAGCTCAAAAATTCTTTGTGTGTTACTAAGCTGTAAATCAATAGCCTTTGCCTTTCGCATTTCATCGAGTGATGTTTTTGCCTTAATGCTTCCAGACAGCTCAACTGCCTTATCTATGTCGCCATGTTTTAGCGCTTGAACAGCTTTGTATAGTTGTATCTCATATGCCGGATTTATCCAGCCTGCGTACTTCATCGCGATGATTTCAGATGCGTAAGTCCCTGATTTTCCACCTTTAACTGATACCAGTTTTTCCGAAGCAGTTATACATGCTTCGATAAAATCCTTTTGGCTAACTTTAAAGATTGAAGGCCTGTGCGTGTTTTCATCAGCCATTCCGTTAGCAACAGCTGCTTTGTGCAGGTCGTTCAAGCAGTAAAGCCCATCACGATTGATTGAAACTTCTGATTCTGCAATAATTAATTTACCCATGATTGATACCTCTTGTTTGTGGTAAAACAATTATCTCTCATGGGTGCCTTTATGTATAACAAGCAATTTTCACCGTCACGATAAATTCAGCGCGCAAAAAAGGCGCACTAAGCGCCATATAATTATGCTGATACCAGCAGCCTCTATCTTCCACTACTCCCAAACCCACCTTCACCGCGCTCGCTGTCGCTTAATTCGGTGACCTCTTCAAATGTCACGACGGGAACAGGGATAAGCATGGCTTGTGCGATGCGGTCTCCTACTTTCGGCACATATTGAATCTGGCGGTCACATGTTAGCTTAACAATAACAGGTCCGCGATATCCTGAATCAAGAACACCAACGCAGTTCGCCAAGCGCATATTGTTTTTAAATCCATGACCGGAGCGGCTATAAATCATCATGGCATAACCTTGTGGAACTTCTACTGACAAGCCAGTATCACAGGTGAACACTGTCCCGCCGCACGTCTCGTTAACGTCATCTGCATATAAATCAAAACATGCATCACCATCATGCGCGTAAGTTGGTAGCTTTGCCGTTTCGGTAATGCGCTTTACTTTTAGTTTAATCATCTTTAACTTCTCCTGTAAACTTATTAACGGTTAACTTTTCCATCATCAAATCGCTGTTTATATTATTGATGTGCGGCTTGTTATCCTTGTTTGCATCCAAGAATCGCAGCGTGATTTCTGTAACTTCATCATAACCAGATGTAACCGCAATATTTCGTGTTAGCGCAACCTGCCGACCTAAATCATCAACCACGATGAACTTATCATCTACGCGCTCAACGTGCAGGTAGGATTTGCTGTCTTGTTGTTTATCCATCACTCATCAATCTCCATTCTTTTAACGCCGAAATTCTCGGCTCTTGCGATGATGCTTGATACAGTGCAACCAAGGAAATCAGCATATTCTTGTATCAGTCT